AGAATGCCCTGGTTTCTATCACTTTATAGCATTAGCAGCAGAATAATGAAAGCAATGATAGAATATCAACTAGAAAGAATGGAACTAGCTCAAGATATCTTTGTTGGAAAGAAGATTAAGTCAGTACGTTATGCTTCTCAAGAAGAACTTGAAGATTTATATTGGGAAGACGAGTTAATCGTTTTAGAGTTGGAAGACGGCACTTTGTTTTACCCTAGTAAAGATGGAGAAGGTAATAACTCTGGAGTATTAGTTGTACAACTACCTTCTGCTAAATTTCATCAGTTCTAGTTATGGCAAATCACTGTTATAATTACGGCTACTTTGTAGGTAGCCGTAAAGAAATTCAGAGATTACTTGCACAAGCTAAAAAACTAGAAGAAGGTAAGGAGGTTAGATATCGTGAATCAACTCCTACTACTGCTGAAGTTGGCTTGTATGCAGTGAACTACTCTAAACTCTTGATGAACCGACCTGACCAGCAAGAAGATGGCAATTTTAAACCTGGCTTTGATGTCTATGATAAGTATGGTTCTAAGTGGTTTAATGCTTACCTTGAGTTACAAGAATATCACAATGAAGATGAAATCGGACTAGTAATTTCAGGTGATAGTGCTTGGAGTCCTGTGTTACCTTTATTTGTAAAACTTTGTAAGAAGTATAAGTTAACTTGTGAAGGTAACTATGAAGAGTCAGGGATGGATTTTGCAGGAGAGTTTGGGATTGACAAGGATGGTAATATAGTAGAAGACCACATGACTTATAGGGAGTTTGAACAAAAGAATAATCCTGATAGTTACTGGGACTTGATTATGTGCAATATAGAAGACGGCTGTTATGGTGATTTAGATTCTATATACCAAGAATTTAATCCTAAGCTATGGGCACTTACAAATCAAGAAGAAGAAGAATTAAAACAACAGTTTAAGACTTATCAAGCGTCAATCGATGAGCAAAAAACCATCTGAAGAACAAATCTTAGCGGATATCAAAAGGGCCTATGTGTTAGCACGGGCCCTTAATATCCAATATCAGTTTATCAGAGAATACGTTAATCCAGATTTGTACAAAGCAATAAGTAACGCTAAAGGTACTAACTCTTACTTTATAAAACAGATTGACGTAGCTTTTAATAAGCATAACTTAGGAAGTCAACTAGAAAAAGAAGAAGAATTAGCATTTAGATTACTTGAAGAACTAGAAAAAAAGCAAGATGATAAATAAAATTTATATACCAGGAAAGTTAGCCATCAAATTAGATGGTAGCAGGTATTTTAAACCCGATGACTCTACTATACTTCAAAAGTACTTAACTGAAATTATGAATGGGGAGCCTGAAGTAGAGATAGAGTTAACTATTGTAAAGGTTGAAGGCAAAAAGAGTCTGCAACAATTACGATATTTTTATGGAGTAATACTTCCTGTCATCAAAAACTCATTGGAGGAACTACAAGGAGAAGAACTAACTAAAGAAGAAGTTGTTATGTTCCTTAAAGACAAATTCTTTTATGAAGAAGTAGCAATGGCAGGTCAGTTTATTAAACTCCCTATGTCTTTTTCAAAAGCAACTAAAGAAGATGTAACTAAATTCATAACTAAAGTACTTCAGTTTGCAAATCAAGTACTAGGTACACGTATACCAGAACCTTAATCAATATGGAAAATAAAACAATTAGAGAAGAAATTGCCAACGAGGTTGACGATTTTGAGAGAGCTCTACTAGATAGAGACAAACAAGCATTAAGATACAACCAAGACAAGTTACAGTGGTCGTTAGTAGACTTTGACTCACTAGAAGGTATGGTTAAAGTTTTAGAGTATGGCGCAGATAAGTACGCAAGAGACAACTGGAAAAAAGGCATGCCTGTAACTAAAGTTAGTGAGTCTTTGATGAGGCATTTGTTTGCATTTTTAGGTGGGGAAGACATAGATCCTGAGTCAGGTTGTCGACACATCTCCCACGTATTGTGCAATGCAATGTTTATTGAGTACATATTAAAAGAGAAATCAAACTATGATGATCGACAAAATTCAAATAAAATTTAATAGTTTCTTTAAACGAACATGGGGGCAAAGAGGTACATCTTATCTTTTTTTCTATCTTTTTCCCATGTTAACTATTTCAAGAACAGCCAAACAAGAATACTTTACTCTTCATTTAGGGTGGTTGTTTTGGAATGTAAACATTACCTACCTACGATATGATAATAAACGAAGAATACCTAAGTAGTACAGCTCTTAGTCAGAGCAAATTAAAGAAGCTATTAGCGCATCCGCAGCTCTTTATTAACTACAACAACGAGGATGACACAGACGAACCAAAAGAAACTACCGTTATTGGAGACGGAGTAGATCTTATTCTAACACAAAGTCATGATGCTTTCTATGATGCTTTCTACGTAACTGATGTAGAGAAGCCTGGAGCTATGATGGGATTATTTGTATGGACTTTGTTTATTAATAGAGATAGTACAGATGCTGTACAAATTGCTTATGAAAGGTCAGGGTTTAAGATTAAAGTAGACAAAGTACTTGAGCGATTTGAGAAAGAAGGTAAGTATTACTATGAAGCTTTACTAGAATCAAAAGGCAAAAGTGTAATTACAACTAGTCAAAAAGCAAAGATTGACGCTATTGTAGAAAGCCTTAAGTATAATGACTTTACCTCAGAATGGATTAATGGGTCAGAGATATACGAAGTCCATAAACAAGTAGTGGTAGAATTTGAATACAATAGTCATAAATGTAAGGGTCTACTAGACTTAGTAGTGATTGACAAAGCAACAGGAGTTGTATACCCCATAGACTTAAAGACAACCTCAAGTCCAACACACTATTGGATGGGTATGTTTTGGAAGTTTAGGTATGACATACAAGCTGCTTTCTACACTTATGGAGTAATTGCTTCTGGGTTGGTAAAACAACTAGGAGGAAAGACACTACACCCCTTTAGGTTTATTGTAGAGAATCAAGATTACCCTGGAAGTCCACTCATCTATGAGATGTCCAAAGACATCTTAGAGATAGGTCAATATGGAGGTGAGCATAACGGGCGTCAGTACGAAGGATTTCATCAAGCCATTGAAAGATATGAGTGGCACGTAGAAAATGATTTGTGGAAATACCCTATGCACGACTATCAGAACAAGGGTGTACGTATTATTGGACAATAGTTGATTAATCTATGACTTCTGTTAATTTTGTATTAGTGAATGCCCCTACTAATACTGCTAGGTTCTTAACCTGTATGATTTTCAACAAGGATGCATTAGCTACACTCAGAATTTATGGGTTGGTTAATGTTTACTTGGACGATTACGGACATACCAAAAGGTATAAAGACTGTTTGTTCTTTCTATTTCATCTAAAAGATGATAAAGATTTTGATGAGTTTCAGTTTAAACTTGCAGACTTCACATCTTTCTATGACTTTTACGATGTAATTACTCCAAGCAATACAATGAGAATGTACGTATTTAAAGTACATGACTTGTATAGAAGAGATTTATTTAGTTATAAGCATGCTAGATTTGATGAATTTACCTCATATTTTAGGAAAATCTCTGATTCTGAAGTTGACTTTAGTGCTATAAAACTAGACATCACTCAGGAAATCTACAGATTTTACCCTCACTTAGAAACAACAAAGGAGGACATTTAGTCCTCCTTTTTTATTAACCCCTAAAGTTATTGTTAATTACAAAATTTCGTCTGAGTTTTCATCTAAGTTCTCCAAAGTTACTGGCTCAACAGGTTCTACAGGACTACTACTTAGTTTACCTTCACTTTCAAGTCTAGCCATAATATCATTTTTGGCAGCATTTGCAGTGGAAAATAGCTCCATAAGTGTAGTTAAAGGAACTTGTGTAATAGCAACTGTCTGTAAATCAACTAGATGCAACAAAGCTGCTAGTTCAGTTCCCTTAATAGTAATTTGTTCGTCAGGTTTCCAGTACACTGTACCTTCTTCTGCTTGCGGTTGGTTTGTTTCAGTAGTCATAAAATCTATTTTATGTGTTCAAAAATAAGATATTTCTTATAACTTTGCAAATTAAGTAATTAACCTAAAATTAAAAAACTAATATAAAACCCACATGAGTATAATCAAACTAAGAGGTTCACGGGTATTGTTGAATTGCCCCCCTCGTAAAGACCTAGGACTTCACTTAACTGAAGAAGCCCAAAAAGAACTTTTAATTAAACAGCTAACTGAAATGACATCTTTAGATGTATTTGCTATTGGTGATGCTGTAACAGACATTGAAGTAGGAGACAAAGTGTACATTTCTCCTAGTACAATTATGCATGCTGAACTTGTTGACGTGGATGCAAGTCAAAAATTCTTAATCCGTGAGATGGATGTTGTTTTAATCTGGTAAGTTAATTAACTATAACTAAAAATATGAATTTATTCTACTATACACAAATTGAAAAGGAATCTCACGAGGATGAAATGAACATCACTCGTAAGAATGGTTACTCTTTCAGCTTAGAGTCAGTGATTATGACTTATCCAGAGAAGGAAGGATTGGCAGTAGTATTAGGAAGGAATGCGGATAAGTTAAATCCAATTGACTACCAATATAAAATCAACCCTAATACTAAACAAAAAGAACCAGTAAAAATCACAAAATTTGAAGTTACTAGTGAGCCAATAGTGGTTATACTAAAAGACATTACAGAAATTAAAAGTTTCCTAAAGTTAACAGGAGGCCCAGAAAGTTTAAGTGAGTCTTAGAACTAATTAGTCAACCCCTCTTTATGAGGGGTTTTTTATTGTAGTCATCCGAATAACTTTAGGCTCATCTAAGTAGTCTGTAATGATTACTTTGAGACCTTCTATGGACATTACTTTAATCTCTGATAAGACTTCATCAGATACGTCATCTTGGAGTTTAAACATTTGCTTTAATGTCTCTTTATACTGCTCTTTGGTAATAAGTAGAGCATTTGGGTATTCCCCTCTTGACCTTGTGTTGTTATTTTCTAGTCCGTCTTTTTCCGACTCTAAAAAATACTCGTGGATTTTTTCGTTGATTGTCTTAATCATAACAGTGCTTTTTATTGCACCTTATACTTAGTATAATCTGTACTAACGGGTGCTTCGTTTGCAAAGTAATACACTTCTTTTGTATTTCCAAACTTTATAGTCTTGTAGAAAGCCGTTGGTATAGTAGCACCTGTTGGTAACTTAACTGCTTTAGGTCCATAGATAACTCTTATTTCTACTTCTACTTTACTTAATTTGGCTAACTCTCGCTCACGTACCTCAAGTAATCTCCAAGCACCTCTATTAAGTTTCTCGTGCTGGAGAATACAATTTAAATACGAAAACGTCTGCCACAAGGTTTCTCTTGTGCAGTTAAAGTCAGCAGCAGGAGCACCGTGTCCTTTGTCCCATACATTGGCTTCATAATCTTTACCATCAGATGTCTTTACACTATCGTTAGTGTAGAAGTCCATTCCTTTACGAGGATAAGAACCTAAAGGGCATTGAACTGTGTACCATATACGCTTAGGTTGTTGTAAAATCTCAGAATAAACACAAGAATAGATTGGAGTCTTAATAAATACGCTGTCTCTCTGGGCATAGATCTTTACAGCAACTAAACATAACAATAGTATAATAGATTTTTTCATAGTTAGAAGATAAAACTAAGTACTGCTAACAAGGACATACCCAAGAAACCATATTTGTACATTTTCATTTCAAGATTCTTCCGATCTATTACACGGTTTAATCTAGTGACCTCTACTTTAGACACCTCTACCATCTGTTGATAACTAGGAACAATTGAATCCCTGTATAGATTGATTTGCTGACTATCCAAGTGGATAACCTCTTTAAGCACAACGACTCTCTCTCTGGCTTTGATACCTTTGAGGAATTCGTTATTCAATTCCTTTAGCGGTAAGCTGTCTAGAGATTGTGAGTAAGAACTTTGTGCCGTCAATATCAGGCATAGTGTCAAGAGCAATCTGAATAGTGTCATACTTGAGGTTAATTTTTTCATAATAACTGAATTGTTCGTGTTTAAGTGTAGATAACGAATCTACCCTACCAAGGAAAGTCTCATTACGTTTTTCCATTGAGTCCATGTAAGCCATAAACTTCTCTTCACTACCGCTACTTAAGCTTTGTCTTTCCCATAACAAAAAAGCTACTGTGATTAGTAGTAGCCCTATAACAATAACTTCAATCTTGTTTTTCATTTACTTTATGTTGGTCGATTTTATCTAAGATTAACTGCAGTAACTCGTTCTTTATTAAGCCAGCCCTAGCTGCATTCTTAAGTGCACTAATAAGTTGGAATATAATAAAGGGGGCACACACAGTTTCGCTTAACCAAAATGTTCCCTGAAAGCCTTTCTCAATCATCAGGATTCCTGTAAGCATAAATACCCAAACCATCAAGGTTTTAAGTACACTTAATGCTTTCCTAGTCTTAAAGCCTTCCATTTTTGTACCAGCCCACACACCAAAGAATCCGTCAATGAATACTACAGATACAACAGCTAAGTATTGTTCGGCATTGTCTGCTCCTAGATTAAGGAAGTAAGCTCCTAAGAAAGCTAAGAGAGTTGTACCTGTGTATAAGAGGAAAGAGGTTTTCATTTTCGCACACCTATACCTATACCGATGCCAATCATTACTTATAGGCAATTACACTACCTGAAGAGATAGCAAATCCTGTAATCACTCCTCCAGGAAGAAATGCTCCTTGCTTGAAGGTGATAGCACTCATACCATTGTTAGCCAACTCAGAAGCACCATTGATAAGAAATTCTGTGAATATAGTGTCTTCTTGCACTACTAGTGCGTTGTAACGTACATTTGATACTGTACCTGTGCCGTGCCGTTTAAAGCCTCCTGAGCCTACAGAAAGTCCTGTGTGTGCTGAAATCGCTCTCAAGCGTTTTCCTTGTTCATTTACTTGTTGATTATTATCCATTTTTTTTCGTTATTAAAACCGACTTGCGTCCGACATTACAAAGTTAATTTTAATTGCTGTTTTGTCAAGTTATTTCTTAGTCTGGAGACATCTGGCTTTGTTGTAGTTGCTCAAAACTTTTCTGAATAGTGCTACGTCTATTCTTTTGAAATGCTTTCTCTACTGATTTATAAAATTCAGTCTGTTCATTCTTAGGAGCTTTAGGTAACTTGACATCATAAAAGTCCTGTAACATAAATTCTATTTGTTTTACATCTTGAGTACCTTCATAAGCACTAATGTCTTTTTCCATCTTAGCAGCCTCAATAACTGGGTTTGTAGATTCCATCATCATCTTTTCTACTTTAAGAACTCCCCACTCAGCAACTTTAGATTTCATCTCTTCTACGTTAGGCTTGGACATTTTATCCCATTCTCCTTCCATGAAGTAGACATTGTCTTGAGGGTCTCTCGCTAAAATTTCTTTTTGCAAACCAGATATTTTTTGTTGAATCTGTACATAATCTCCCAAAGGATCTTGCATTCCTAACATCGGATTAAGCTTTAACATATCCATAACTCTTTTTCTAGGTGCATAGAATGGTTTTAAACCTGACTCTACTCCATAGTATTTCATAGCCATTGCAAGTACTCTAGGTAATCCTCTAGTAGGAGCAGGGGTATTAACAATGCTGTTACCTCCCATGTCTCTTCTTTGTTCGTAGTAAGGTTCAAATGGGTCTGTGATATTTCTTACATCAAAAATAGCTTCAAAGATTTGGTCAAAACTTCTCATCTGAGGTCCAAATAAAGCATAGAGTCCATGTCTTACTGCACTACTAGCACCTCCTTCTTCATCTCCTGGTCGTGCTAAAGGTTGTCTAAAGAATGTTTTATAAATCCAGTTAGAAGGAGCAAGTAATGGATGTAAGCTAATTGCTTCATCATATGTACCTAAGGAGATAATAGCTAAAATTGATAGCAACTTAGAAGGGTCGTCATCTCCTCCCCCTCCTAATCCCATAAATAAAAGTGAAGTTAATCCTAATGAAATAGCATGTAGTCCTACTACGTTTAAAGTATCTCTGAATATTCTTTGATGTTTTTCTTTCTCAAATTCAGTACTTCCCAAGTCCATTCTTTCTCCTGCAACTAAGTATCGCATTTTTCTAAGTAAGGATTTTCCACCTTCTGCGTAAAATCCCCCCTCTAGATTACCTGTATACAAAGAAAGTCTACGTTGTCCAAAGTTTGTTTGGAGGTTAGGAGCTAACCAACGTCTCATAGACATCACCATACTTGCAAAAAGATTCTTCTCATAAGCAGAACGAGACCTTCCGTAGTAGTTACCTTGAGTACTAGTGTATAATTCGTGAATTTGATCTCTTAACTGTTGTTCTACTAGTCTTAACTTTTCTTGCTTTACTGAGTTTACTTTTTCTAAACTATTAATTTTTACGTCTACTGAGGTTAATAGTCCTTTTAATTTTGTCTTTTGCGCACTGCTTAGATTTTCTATAGTAGAGACTCCTTCTTGGGCTAAAAACGTTGATATGATTTGCTTTCTGTCTTCTACTAAAGAACGCATTGCGTTTAACTCTAATCCAAATACTCCTTCTTTTGGAACAAGGATACCGTCAATTACTTCATAAGCATCACTTAGATTAACTCTAGTTTGTTGACCGTTAATTACAATAGGTACGTCTAAACGAGCAATTAATGCTTCATAAATAGGTATGGTAGAAGCCATCTCCATATATCCAAATATCTGACCACTGAAATTCTCAGCATTAGCATACTTATAAATACTTGTCTGGTGTACGTTTGTAGCTAGTTTAGTTGGATCTGCAGCAGGCAATGCCCTGAAGTGAACTAGTTTTAATGCATACTCACTATGTTGCTTAGATCCTATCTCGAGTGAAACTAAGCTTCGCCTCATAGTTAAACCTTTCCACCACGCTCTAATTAATTCTTTTCGGGTTAACCCATATTTATTTTTACTTAAAACAATCTTAAGAAAGTTGTTAAAGATGTTTTTAAATACACGCAAAAAATTAAACAACAAGACTCGACTCTGACTAAACCTAAAGATTCTTCTCATAGCACGCATAGTAGCTTTCATGTATGGGTTATCTCCCAAACTAGTGTTGCTTACTTCGCCTCCATAAAAAAATCTTTGAATCTCATTATCAAGCATCTGAACATCTCCCTCAGGTATGTTTGTACCTAAAGCAGCCTCTCTAGCCGCAAATACTGCAGGCATTGCTTTCTTTAACCCTGCAAATTCAGAAGCATATGCTCCATACTCAGCAAGTGACTGAACCAATACACGAGATACTTGATTTGTATTTAAAGGTTCTTTGTATCTAGTTTTAATTAACTGTACTTTTCTGTTTGATTTTGCTATCTTCTGTTTGTCTTCTGAATCAACTAAACTAGATATCTCATCTTCATACTGATCTTCCCCTGCTAAACCTGGTTTAAAGATAAGTTTCCAACCATCTACCCAACCTTTGAATCTAGCCAAAGGATTGGTGTACATATCAGTTATATTTTCTTTAGCATCTCTAATCTTGTTAGGAACAACATAACCTTCAAGACGTTGTGATACTGGTAGGTTTCTTTGTATGTCCTCGTAAAGACCTACCATCTCATCAGCAATGTCTTTATCGTCCTGAAGTGACTTAGTGTAAACTTCGTTGGTGTATTTATTGTCTGTAGTTTGTCTAGGTCTAGCGGACCCTAAGAAGTTGTAATCTTTGTTTTTATATTCATCTCTAACTCTAGGTACTGCCCAATCAAAGTTTGGATTCTCTTGTTTTATATAAGCAGCGTTACGAGGAATAGTACGGTTCCAGATATAAATAGGTCTTTCGTAAACTTTAACTATCTTTTTTCCTGATTTCTTATCCGTGTAACTCTTCTTAATCGAGATATGGTTTGCTTTATACCAGTCACTCTCTTTGATTCTTTGTTGCAAACGCAACTCAGTAATCATATTCTCATAGGAAGATACTAGATCATTCCTATGTTTATCTGTACCAAACTCAGAAGGATGATTTAAGACAGGTAAGTTATCGTCTAGCTCTAAATCTTCATCAACTAAACCTTCATTCTCAATATACTGGTCTGCTAACTTCTCCGCAAGTTCTTTAATCTCTATTACTTGTTGAGCATCTGCATATAAGTCTACTCTAGCGGCACGAGCAACGCTGTTGTACTGCTCTACGTAGTATTCCGTAGTTTCTTTAGTTTGAATATCGCTGATCTGTTTGAATAGAACTTTTAGAGTTTCTTTATCCTGGTCAGATATCTGTCTATTTTCTTCTGCGTCCTCTTTAAGTTTTTCAATCTTTGTCTCTAAGTCTCTAATAGTTTGTCCTAACCCTCTTTGAATTTGGCTACCTACTATAATACCATCCTGGTCTCTGTACCCTTTAACTGAATTAAAGAGTTCATCATATGCCTCACTCAACAAAGGATCTTCTCCATACTTAAGGAAAATGTTTTTGATTTTATCTGCAATGCTTCTTTGTAATTCAAAAAACTCAGGGTCAATCTCAGTACGAGTGTTAGCGTTTAACCACTTGTTTAACTCGTTCTTAGCTACTTCTAATTGTGCTGTTATATCGACTAACTCATTTTGTTTAGTAGTAACATCCTGACCAAGGGCAATCTCATCTGCAATGTCTGTATTTAAGATACTAATTTTACGTTCTAAGTCAGCTACTTTTTGTTTACGTGAGTTCTTCTCAATCTCAAAACGTACTTTAACTTTATCTGGGATTACAAATTCAATAGCTTCTAGTGCCTTACGTTTATTCTTATAAGCAATAATAGAATCTGCAATGTTTCTTTCTTTAGTTCCTTTAGGTTTCTCAGTACCATCTTCATTATAAATAGAACCTAGTCTTTCATAAGCTCTTCTTAACTCTGTTCTATGCTTTCTTTCTTCTTGACTAGCCTCTGCATCTCCAAATACAGCCTGGTGTTCTTCTAGTTGGTCTAGTAAGTCTGTACGAGCTGCTCTAGCTTCTGAAATTAATAAGTCTTCTGCTTCGTAATACTCGTCTGTGTAAGGGCGTACTGCGTAATCATCTAGGAACTTTTGTAATTTTTCTTGAGCCTCTATTATTTCTGCTTCTACTCCTCCTTTTTTAGCAGAGTCTACATTTCTTTTTAACTCCTGCAAATCATTTCTAAACTCAGCCTCTTTAAACTTTGTATTATAAGCAAGTTGTTTTACTACTCTACGAACACCATTGGCATCATAGTAAACCATATCAACTTCACGAGTTAAATTCTTATAGAAGTTATCTATACTTTGTGTCCAGCGGATACCTTGCTTTTTATTTCTGGCTTCAACTTTATCAAATAATTTTTTAGCTCTGTTAGTATACTCAAGACTCTTGTTACCTGCCTCAGTTAAGTGTACATCTAAGTATTCTTTAACTACCTGAACCAAAGGACTGCCTGTCATGTTAGCAACTGCCAATTGATTAGCAACTTTCAAGTAAATAGTAAAGAAGTTAGCACCCGTGTATTGAGGGTTCATACCAGTTTGAAGTAACTTAATAATGTTTTGTTGAGTAGGAACCCAATCTCTAAACATCCTAAGCTGACTCAAGTCCTTTAACATATCAGCTGCTTTCTTATTCTGATTGCTTGCCAAAGCTTGTTGATACAACTTTTCTTTAGCATCAATCTCTTGGTTCAATTGACTGTTGGGCTCTTGTAACTGAGCAGCAATTAATCTAAAAGGCTCACTTAACTGGGATGCTACTGGAGCTAAAATAGAAGACTTAGCTTCATTTCTCAAACTGTTTGATCTATCAGAAATGTTTTTAAGCTTGGCAATTAACTCTTGAGAAACAATATCAAAGTTCTCTACTTGACTTCTGCGTTCTTGTCTAAACTCTGCAGCTCCTATAGGATTTATATTTAAGTCAGTCTTTGTTTGTTCGATCCTCAACTGAGGCATTAGATACTGATTGTAAGCAGCCATCTGTTCTTGAACAAAGTCAGCTATGTGTATTGCATGGTTAAACACTGATACAGCATCTTCTGAACTATAATATCCTAAGTTATTTCTATGTAAGTCAACATCTTTAATAACTCTATCTACTAACTGCTCCATTGCTACTAAATAATCAATAGAAGATTTAATAGTACTTGCTAAGGATGCACTTGATATATTACCAAATTTTTCTCTGATTCTTTCAATAGAAGCAAAACGTGGGTCAATCTCAGACAACCCCTGACTTAGTTGTTTCCAACTAGAACTATTAAAAGTACTATCAACATACTGTTGGAACTGACTTAAGTTAACACTAAGTGGGTTTAAAGGTTGTGCTGCATATGGTTGGTTAAATCTTAGTTCATGTTCACCTGCTAAGTCTGGCATATCTTCTAGATTATCCAGATAGTCAAAGTAATCATCTACTGTTTGATTAACTCTATCAAACAAGGTATCTCCTAAACCTAATACATTCTTTAAGAATCTCTTTATGTTTTCTGTAACACGTCCTACAAATGTTTTGTCTTTATTTGTTCTCTCTGCTTCTTGTAGATCGTTTCTAAAGTAGGGATTAGAGAGATACTCTGACACAAACTCTTCAACATTCTTAAAGCCGTAGTGGTGCTGTAGTCTAGGAAATTTAGATTTATACTCAGAGATGTATTTCTCCATCTCCTGTCTAAATTTAATTTCTTCTGCAGTTACTGGATTGGTTAAAGCTGATATCGTGTAAGCGTGTACTGCTTCGTGAATTAACTCCCGAGCAAATGAATCTTTATTAAATTCTGATGTTACTGTTTTACCAATGTATATGGTGTTACTCTTCGGGTCGTAAAAAGACCTTTGGAACTCTTCGTCTACTTCAGCATCATCAAATACTGCAAGTTTGAGTGTTGGATTTATCTTCATTAAATTACGCAGTCTTTCTAACATCTTATGTTGGAAAGGAGGTAACTCTTTGTTCTTAAGTAAGTTATCCATCAACTCTATTAATCCTGCATTGGAAAAATCCGCAACATTATTAACAATCATATCAGGAAACTTTACTGTTCTTAAGTAATCTTTACTTACAGGTTTTACAGACTTCGCAGCGGCAGCTGTTGAAAGAGATTTATTATCTGCCGAATCTAATATTTTTACTTGACTAGAATCAAAAGCAATAAACTCAAGAGCTTTAGATAAATCTAATGCATCTCTATTGTCTTTGCCTTTGGTATTATCATTGACATTCTGATTTTTAATATAATCATCTATAGCAGCATCTTCATTTTGTATATTAGATATATATCTATCAAATTTATATTCAGGATGAGTTATAACACCATCGTAACCAGCATCTTTTAACTTTTGTATGTCTGTTTCTTTTCTTATAGCATTACTAGCAGCGTAGTACGGATTTTTGATATTTAAAACTGCTCCATACTTAGTAGCACCATACTCAGAAAACATTTCAACATTCGGAGTAAAGAATAAACCTGTAGGTCTGCCTTCTGTAAATCTGGTTGCAGGTTCATTTGTATTATTGTAAACTACAATAGGATTTCCATTTGCATTTGCAACAACAGAATCTTTTGTAAACTTGATATTGTCACTCTCTGTAGTACGTTTATCTAAACTCTGCTTAAAACCTACGGCGGTCTGTGCAGAGATAGCTGGTTTAACTGACAGATAATACTTGCCGTCTCTTGCTAATACCTCACTCTCTATTAAACTGTACTTGGGGTTTAAGTTAATCTCATTGGTGATTAGGTTAAAAGCATTTGGATTAGCATAACCTTTGTTTAGGTAACCTAGACTTGCTACCTCATCCATTTGTTCTCCTGCTCTAATCTCCCGTGGATTTAAGTTCAGTCTAAGGTGTGTATTGATTTGATCTAAAGTAGGCTCCCCAGCAAAGTTTAGCTTAGGGCTGTATCCTTGTTGACGTTTAGTCCAATCAAAACCAATTTCGGTTTTAAAACTAATAGTGGTAGTAGCCTCATATATTCTTCTCCCTTCAGCAGGTGGGAAAAATGATGTCAACTGGTAGTAGGCAGGACTAGTTATAGTTTTACCGTTGAGTGGAGATTTTATTTTTGCAAAACAAGACATTGTAGAATGTTGTATTATTAGTTATACAAATTTAATCGAAATAACAAGGAATGCAAGTAAAGACTTGCACCCCTTCACTTTGTAAGTTAAACTATCTCACAGGTATCTTCTTCAAACCCTAAGTCATCTAAGTTACCCTTATCATCATCTTTCTGATCAGGGTCTAACTTTAAGGTAAGTTGAATGGCATCTGTTTTCGTTGGAGGAAACTGTGTCGGAGTATTGGGCACATTGGTATCCGTAACATCAGAATCTTCTTCAAAGGTTTCCAATGAATCTTGTTCAACGTTACTTGCTCCAAAAGGTTGAGTTATTTGAATTCTAGATGTAGCTCCTGTATGATATACTGTAAACTTAGCACCTATTTCTTGTAAGTAGTCTATAAACTGACTATCTACTCCTAGCATATCCCCTACTACAAAAGTTGCTGCTTGTTCGGACAGTCCTTTAATTTTTCTTTTTGTTTCTACAGACAACTCTTGCCCTGCAAGTTTTCCATTTCTTGCTAACATTACAACTAAAGGTTGTCCTTTTAATTTAATAGAAGCGGAATATATCTCATTAACATATTTATTCTTATCTCCATCTAGAAATCTTGCTCCTGAAGTAATAGGTTCTTCTCCTTGTTTTTGAGCTATTTCTTTAGCAGAAGTAAAAGTAGAACCTTTACCATTCTTAGAAAGTTCTCCTATAAATACATTAGCAATCTGTCTCATTGCTTTATCCTTACCATCTCCTTGTGGAGTTCCTTTACCTGTGTTTTCAAAACCACCTTGGTATCCTTGGAATCCTTTAACACTAGTAGATGGTTGAGTAGGTTTAAATGTTTCAGTATATACATCTCTAATAGCTTGTTTACCTGCTTCTGTTGTACTTGATGATGTTCCTATTCCTGCAAAGTTTTTAGTTAATACAGGAGTATTTATAGATACAAAATCTTGTTTTGTATTATCCCATTTATACCAACCTTGAGGGTAATTATTATTAGCAACTTGATTAAACACATAAGTTGGTTTACCCATTGTAATACCTAACTGTACAGCTACACTTGTACCTCCATTTACTTGTGGTACTAAAGCTTTTTTTGTTGCTTGACCTCTAGCTATTGTAATATCTGCACCTTTTGGTATAAGAGAACCAATAGCAAAAATACCATCAGCATTTTTAACTTGAGCATAGTTTCTAATTTTTTTAGTATTTCTAGTTGTATGATTAGATTCTATTCTACCCATAGCTCTTTCAGCATTAGTTACAGCAATTTGAGCTTCTCCTGTTGCAGCTCCTTGTAAAGCTACAGGTCCTACATCATTTGTAGCATCAACAGGTTTTACTCCTTTAGCTTGTAATCTAGGATCAGATACAGCACCATCTGATGGTAATAAATAATGTTTATTATTTACCATACTAAACTCTTCTCCTATAATATCCCATTCAGCATCATAACCTTTAGCACCACCAGAATGATTAGTAAAATCAGCAGGGTTAACACTAGTAGATAGAGATTGCTCAAGAGACTCTATTTTACTTGAGA